AGCGGTTTTCGCATCGATTACAGCTGCTTCACCAGAAGCATTTGAAATATCATGTTTGTTGCTGTCCATCCCGGTTGCAGTGTTGCCAAAAATACCGTCAAGAATCTTCAGGAGACTAACCTGAAATCTCCTTGACCAGTAATCGGCAACCAAATCACCAATGGCCCTCATTGGGTCATCACCGGAAAGTGCTTTTGCCAAATCATTTACACTCCATGCTTTACCTCTTGCAAGCAAAGCAGCGACATCCTGTCCTGCAGTAATTTTTCCAGGGGTTAATGCCTCTTTGTCTGAAAGTACCTCATCATAACCGTCAAGATCTTCCCAAAATGGCATATTGATTAATTTACCACCTGAGCTTGCAAGTCTGTCAAGCTCTTGATTTCTCGCAATAATACCGCTCTGATAAAAAGCGGAAAGTTCTGCTGTACGTTGAATAACGTACGGGTTAAATACTTCAGGGACTATAACGTCCTGAATAATAGTTTTCGTTACTTCTGGCATATTTCATCACCTTTCCTTTTTTTTAATTATTTTACTCCCGCCTCTGCTTTCATCCGTGTTGCTTTGGCCGGATCCTCACGCAGGATTTTCCCCTGCATAGTCAGGTTCCAAGTTTCCCGCTTCCACGGATTTATTTCGGCGTTATCGACACCTGGCGGATTTGTGCCGCCGCCAATTTGTGTTTCACCGAAAAGATACGGATCAGACTTCTGAATTTCTTTCAATTGGTCGTCCAAGCCTAACAGTTTATCACCATCCAACTTTACCTTTTCAAGGTCAAGTAGTGCTTTGACAGCTTTCGGATTCTTTGCCTTGGCTGCCATGAGTGCCCTTTCCAGCGCAAAGTCAAGCTGCATTTGTGACATCTTCTTCTGCCATTCTTCAGCAGCTTCCTTGTTGGCTTTTTGCAGCTCATCAATTTGTTTTCTGAGCTCTTCATTGTTCCCAGCAGCATTTTTTAGAATTTCAAGCTGTTTGTCTCTCTCCTGGATGTCAGCCTCCAACTGCTTCTTTGCCTCTGCTACTTCGTTGTACTTGTCCTTAGGAATAAAGTGCTTTGGCAATTCTTTGTTGATGTTGGCAATTATGCCGTCAATCTTTTCTTCTTCGACTCCGGCTTGTTTGAGTAATTCTTTTAACCAATCCATACATAATCAACCTCCATACTTTTTTATACTGGTTAGTACCAGTTTTGGGTTCTTGTCTCTTTATGCCCTGACAATACGAAAGAAGGGCAAAAATAAAAACGCCCAAAGGCGCTTATTTACATTGATAACTCGCAATTTTTATTCATGTACAAAACAAAACCTCTGGTGTATAATTAAACCAGAGGTGTTTATTTATGAGTGACTTCAATTGATATATGCAACAGGACGAACTATCGGTCCATGTGGGCATTAATCATCGGCTTAGTTTAATATACAAGCAAGGTCTCATCCCCTCCTTAATTCGTCTTGGCAAGAAACATACTCGATTGTTTTGGAAAGAATGTGGCCATTGGTATATTTCCCGGCCAGGGACAAAACCGAATATGGGCAATATTGTTTGGGTACCGGAAAAAAACTGCTACTGCTACAAGAGCCGTGGTTTTCTTATCCCTATGCAGTTCAATGATTCATCCATTTACGGTATTGCCGTGGAAGGTGTACCAAAGCTGGAAACACCTAAAAAGAAAAGCACCTAATCAGATGCTTACTTTTTTATATTTGCAATAGTCTCAAATACTAAATTTCCGTCTTTGTCCAACTCTCGCACAATAGCCATTTCTGCTTTTTCTTTAGAAACTGGTTGTCGTTTTTTGTTTAAATAATATATTTCGCTACGTACCCCTCCGTTAGGAGTATTTCCTATATGCACTTCCTTTGTAATCATAAGCCAAGCCTCCTTAACGCATCTGCACGATGCGGGAAGTTCCTTTGAAATTTTCGCTTATTAAGAACAAACTCTACAACTGAATCAGCAAAATCTTCAAGATTGGATTTTGCTTGCTTAGCATAATCTGATACATATTGTTTCTTACTTATATTATAATCCTCTTTCATAGCTTCTGTCCAGTCTTTTCCTAAAGAATATTTTGTCGCAAAATTCCTGCCAAGTTCCCAATCTAAATTATGCCCCATTTCATGTGCCATTGCAGTTGGGAGGTAATCAATAACACCCTTTTTATCTTCAAATCCGTTTTCATAAAAATGAATCTTTCCATTTCCCTCTGTGGCAAATGACCTAAAGCCAGGTATATTATATGTTTTTTCCCAATATATATCGTCAGGATTACGATAATCTAAAATTTGTATTTCATCAATAGTTTCTTTTAATCTTTCTGGCATTTTCTCCAACACATCAACAATTTCTTTTACTGTTATATGCTGCTTAGTTACATCTAAATCCTCTGGAATCACTATTCTAATATGTTCAAACATATGAACTATAACATTTCTTATAGTATTGCCTTTGAGCATGTATCCTTCTTGTCTTTGCGATTGTGTGCCTTTTGGAAGTTGATCTGGTTCTCTTTCTTCCCTTTCAAGCTCCTTAATCTCCTTATCTAATTCAATATACAATCCATATGCATGTCTACAATTCGGATGAAACAATCCTGCTGCTTTTGCCTCTTCCAATGTCGGGTAGCCCGGTGTCTTTCCTGTAATACTTAGTATCTTACCTTGCCATGGCTGACACAGTTCACAAGCTCCCAAATGAGTGCTAACTTTTACTAAATCATGGCCTTGCTCAACTAATCGGTTTGCCGTACCTTGCAGATGCGCCTCCATGGTTGTTGTTCTTGCGACCATTTCCGTATAAGTTCGCATATTCCATATCCGGCCAGTACGGTCTTTAAAGCCGGTTACACCTCTTTCAGCAAGTTGTTCCCTAAATCTTCTGGCAACCTGTTTCCAAGTATCATATCCAACCACGGAGCCCCGGACATTTTCGAGGGCAAGTTCACGGTAAATATCGTTTACTTGCCGTCCTATAACCTGTGCAACGTCCTCAAATCTCTGGAAAGCATTTTCAGCTAACACTTGTGCAGCCTGCTGATGTATACCACCGAATCCAGTTGAAACAGATGCGCCTATATCTTTCAACATAGCATCGGCATTATTCAGTCCTTCAGTGTACACCCGGGGAATTGCTTGCTCACACCATGTTCTACTACCTTCCTTGAGCTGCTGCAGAATAGCCTCAACATTACGCTTCATCTGAACCAAATACTCTGTCTGATTTCCCCGGAGCAATGCCCGATTGATTTGATTCAGTATTTCACGCTCAGCCTGTTCATAGAATTTAATAAGCCGGTTTATTTCAGCATCGCTGAATTGCTTTGAATCTCTCGGCATTATTCTTCACCGCCCTCACCCTCTGCCGGCGGCAATGTGATTGATGGTAGTTCTGTCGTACCTTGACTTGATTGTTCTCCCCTGATACGTTCAATTTCTTCTTGTAGAGCTTTACCCTCCAAACCGTATAGTCTACGTAGTGCACTTTCAAGACTGGTTAATCCTGCAGTATATCTCTGAGTCTCGTTTTGAGTGAGCTCTACATCATCATCCGGTAAACCGTCTTTCCAGTCAATATGTATATCCTCAAGTACCACAGCTCCGGCCATGCCCTGAGCTTTTTCAAGCATCGACGCGAGCCAAAGAACCTCTTTTAGTGCCGGGTCAAATCTCATACGAATACGATTTACTTTCGCAAGAGGTGCCATCATCAGCCTGCGCAATGCGGTACCGCTTTCTGCCAGACCAGATTTCAACTGTCCGAATGCCGCAGCTGATGTTTCCGATAGAATGTATAGTTGCTCCATAAGCAGGTCAATCTGCTTAAACGCTGCGTCAAGCTGTCCGTCCCATGTAACATACCCTGGAGGCTGTTCTCCCTGTGCTATAGGAAAATACTTACCGCCACCACGAAATACCCATTGTCCGGTTGCATTATTATACTCAAGTGCTGAATCCGGACCGTACATATTCGGATCGGCATGCTTATCCAATATACGGCTTATTTGTGCTACTCGTACATCAAGTTCCTGGATTATGCTGTCCAAGTCTGAATAATCATCCAAACCTGTCACTCTATCAGTGGTGATGATATTATTCACTGGCACGATTAAGAATTCGTCAACACCGGTTTCTGTTTCTGCGTATTCAATCGCTTGCCCGATAATACCGTTTTCAATCGGATACTTTGCTGATGTGATTTTGCCCTTTTCGTGAATCTCAGTTTGCAGGTACTTCTTTGTAACGGTCTTGCCTCGTTCCTGTGTGTCTTCTTCATAGGTCCATGCTAAGACATGAGCTTGTATTTCCTTAATATTATCCGGCTTAACCACCGGAAACCAAATTGCCGGTTGCTGCCCTTCGATTATGGCTCGGCCATCATAACGAACTTTAAATATCCCGGTACCGTATCGTGATACGTCAAGTGCTACCTCATACGCAACATTAAAAAGTCCATTATCTTCGATAATTCGTTCAACAGCATTTTGCTCATTACTATCCTGATCTCCTGCAGAAATTCTCGGTGGTTCACCAAGTAGTAAGTCCGCAAACAGCAAAGTGAGTCGTTTATGCCAGTTTAATACAATTTCAAGTGTTGCCTGTTGGTCTTCTCGGAGTAACCTTATCCAATCTCGATATACCTGATCATGTTTTCCCTCAAAAAGTAGTTTATTTTGTGCATATCTCTCAATCCGCTCTACTTCTGTTGGCGGCGGCCACGGTTTGCCTGGAGAAAGAAAACTTAAACTTGTTAACATCTATATCACCATCCTTACCATCCTGGTGGTTTGTCTACTGGTTTTCTTGTTGTATTTATCATGTCTTCGCTTAATCCATACCTGCAAGCATCAATACTATGATTATCCTTATCCGGAAACTGGCTTTTCACTATGCCGTTTCGATCTGTTTCAAGCGAATAATTGATAAACTCCTTCGCTGCTAACGGGCATCGCTCCGGGTCAATGATTATCTTTTCAAGACCCTGCAGGAATTTGATGCCGAACTCTACGGATCCAGGACCTTTCTTTGCGCCTTTGATTTTCATACCGAAACTTCTGAGTTCAGCAATGCTCTTCGGCTCTGCACTATCAGCAATGGTCCAAACATCGTTATATCTCTGTGCTTTCTCCCACAATTGTCGGTTAAACAGATTAAGTCCGCTAATTTCGGCAAATATATAAAGCCGCCGACGTGTTCTGTCATAGTGCATCCTCTCAAAACATAACGGATCCACCGCATAACCAAAGTCAAGTCCTTGCCTGATGCGGTCAAATGTTGCAATCTCATTATCTGAGATAATTCGGAGCTCAACATTATTAAACACTTCAAGGCCGGTTCCAACTTCTTCACCAAGATATTCATGCCGGTATGCCATCTCATTGGTATTTTTTAAATGTTCGGCATCAGTTATAAATCTCTCACCTAACCATTCTTTTGGAACATCTAAATAAGTAGAATGATGCACTCTCCGCCCTGGCTTAGGTATTTTCGCTTCTTGGTTCACCCATGCCCGGCCGCTCTTTGGAGGATTGTACGAGAAAAAAACAATCCGCTTTTTATTCTCCCCTCTGAAAAGTGATTGGAGAATATTACGGATTTCTTCAAAGCTTGCGAATTGGTCAAGTTCTTCAAACCAAGCATATTTGATATAGCCACGGCCTAAGTTGATTGATTTTAACTTTTTCGGATTGTCCGCTGCCCTGAAAACAATTCGCTGGCCAGTCGGAATGTAAACAATTTGCATCGGGCTTACCTGAAACTTAAAAAGATGGGCTAAACCCATCTTTGTTATGGTCCACTCAAATTGGCCATAAACAGTATCTCTTAGTTCATTCTGATACCGGCGAAAAACAACAGCATTTGTATCTGGGTCCTTAATGATACCCAATACAATTTGTGCACTGATAAAAGTTGACTTCGTGGATCCACGCCCGCCTTTGCACCATACTTCATCATGAAGCTCTGCCTTGAGCTCTTTATGTAACTCATAGAAGGATGGTGCGATGATCTGTGACAACCTAACTGTCATCATTGATATCATCCACTATCTTAACGGACATTTCGGCGTTGACGTTTAGCTTATCGGTGAACATGCCCAGGTGTTTACCCAGGAGTTCAAGGGCCCTATTTTTATCATACAACTTTACTTCTCTTTCGACTATTTCACCATCTTCAGTAGGTATCGTTTTTACCTTCACTGACTGTATTGCAGCTAAATCATCTTCTGTTGCTTCTGCTTTTACTGTGGCCTCATCAAAATTAATAACTTTGCCTGGATTAATTAAGGCTATTCTTGCTAACTCAATAAGAACTCTTTCAGCATTTATTCCAGTACGCTTTGACCTCTCCGCCAAAGCTTTGTCTATTCGTGCGCGTATTTCAGGTTTTTTCAGGTTTTCATTCCCAATAGAATAAGCTGTATCTGGGCTATAACCAGCTCTAATTGCTGCTTGAGTGGCATTAAGATCTATTAAATATTCTTCGATAAATCTTTTCTGTTTTGCAGTTAATCTGGCCATAACGTTAACCTCACCTGCCTTAAATATCTATACAAAACACAAGGACCCATCAAAGCAGGTCCTATGAAAGGGGGTTAATCTCAATACTTTGCTATTTTAATATTAACACAAGTCAATACTGACATTCAATGACATCTTAAATATTTACTGCATCTAATGCTTGCTCATGAAGCCTATACGCATGTCTCCAAGTAATGTTATTTGTAAAAGCTATCTATTCCCATGATTTACAGTCCAAATATCTGGATTTTAATAAATCTCTTAACTTTAAATCCTCCACAGCATTTATTTTATTTTCAATTTCGTTTCTCAGATTCACCAAATTATCAATATCCTGATTAATGCTATTTTCAATTTCATCTATAACTGCAATTCCTTTTTCAATTATATTAGACCTGTTAGGATTTTTAGGCATATCTGATAAAGTACCTGTTACATTAAAAATTCTACTTTTCCAACTCTCTAACTCCTTGATTTTTCTGTCTATTTCTTTATCCAAGTACCTGTATTGATTCAGGTATTTTATTTTCTTTTTATGTTCTTCTGTTAGCATATCATTCAGACCTCCCTTACTAATGCAGCTAGTAGAAGTAAATAATTTATATGGTCAGTAATCTTTTCATCCCACAAATTTAAATTACTGCATCCATCCCGGCACATGTCATAAATGCTGACTGTGTGTTTAGCCATCATCCCTGCAAGTGCTTGTACCGGTGTTTTACCTTCAAGTGCTGCCGCAACCTTGAAATTATGCAACCGATCCTCAGTTGCGTATTCTTGTGCTTTGCGAATCAAGGTTTCTTTACATTTTTCAATCTGTTCTTCTATGATTTCATTAAATCTGTCTTCTGATGTTTTAATATTTTCGAAGTTTTTGGGAATATGCTCATAAACTTCTTGCACTCTTTTGCTTATTATTTGCCCTGCTTTCTGTACTGCTCGTTTAATGTCATTTAATACTTCATTACGTCTTTTTTCTTTTAAAATTTGAATAGCTATATCTAATGCTTGTATATCTTTATCCCAAATATCTTCTTCAAAACTTTGACAATGTGATTTTAAAGAACGTAACTGTTCTATTGTTTCTTTGATATCCATATTTAAAAACCTCACTTTCTATTCGTTATATTATTATCACCATTTGTAAGGACTCGGTGTTTCACCGACCCCGTCGTGTTTCACGACCTCGTCTCATCTTCTTAACTCACTCTCTGTTCTTGTACGTTTCTCTTATATCTCCTAATCCTGTTATAAACAGCATCTTTACTACATCCAAACATCTCACCTATTTCTTTATAACTGTAACCTTGTTTTCTCATATAACACATTTCTGATACCTCAGTATCTTCTATACGTTTAAAAGATAATCGGGCCTTTTCCAATATTTCAAAAGCCTGCTCCGGAGTACATTTTCTCAATATTGAAACTGCAAGTGCACACCAATTATATGCTAATTCAATATCCATTTCGATATCATTACGTGGCATCTTTATGCACCTCACTTCATACTCCTAATCCGTGCTTTTAAAGCTTCCAACAGTGCCTCTTGCCTCTGTTCTTTTCCGTTTAATACTTTCAAAACCTCTTCATCTACGGTACCTTCTGTAATGATATGATATATTCTTACCGTTTCCGTTTGTCCTTGCCGGTTTAACCTTGCAATGGCTTGCTGATATAACTCTAAACTCCAATTCAGTCCAAACCAAATAACGATATGGCCGCCGGCTTGAAGATTTAATCCGTGTCCTGCTGACGCTGGATGCGCCAATAAAATTTTAATCTTTCCTGCATTCCAATCTTTAACGTCCCGGTTCGTATCTAATATTCTTGCCTCCTTAAACTTTTTAAGGATCCTGTCTTTATCATGTTGAAAGTTATAAAACACTAATACAGATTCTCCATTTGCTTCGTCTATTAGTTCC